GCTGGTCTGAAGAGATTTTCGTTGTGGGCATTAGACCTTATCCTTTTTGGGCTGCTGACTGTCTAAAGATACTTGAGTGGGCGGCGTATTGTCGTCTTTTTGCTGGCGGTCTTCCAGTTTTTGCAGGCGGTGGTTGACCATGGTGAGTTTACTGCGAATGGTCATAAGTTCGATGGTGATGTCTTGAAGAGCTTCCAGGATGGACTTCATGTAGTCACCTACGTTCTCGCTGAAGCGGCTATCGATGTATTGGCGTTGCACCATTGTTAGGGAGTGTTTTGTGCTGGCGCTGTCGGGTGTTGACATTTTACTTATATGGCCTCGCGTGCGGGGACTAGGTTGCCCTTTTGGACCTCGTTCATGACCTGGTCTGTTGGTTGGACGGTTGCGCCACGCATTTTTTCCATGATGGACAGTTTTTGGGATGGGGAAAGCCCTCCTTCTTTCTGTTGGTCGGAGATTTTGAATTGGTCCAGGTCGGAGACGCCCATGGCGCGGATAGTTTCTTCGACGATGCGGCCGGTGTCGTATTCCATGTTCAGGCCGGTTTGGGAAACGGTTTGCAGGATGTTGAGCCAGGTTTCGGCGTTGCGGGTGGGTTCGAGGGGTAGGGTGCCGTCGACAACGAGGTATTCGATATCGCCTTGGAGGTCGGAGATGTTGAAGTTGAGGTAGTCGTCTTGGACCATTCCTTGGAGGATGCCAGGGTTTTCGCCTGCGCGCATCTTGATGGCGCCTTCGAGTTGGACGGCGTCTTGCAGGTTGTTGATCATCATGCTGACCATGGGGCGGACGGTAGTGGCGGATTGGATGCGGGCCAGGACGCCGAGGCGTTGAGAGCCGAGCTGGGTGAGGCGCGCGATTTCGGTGGCTGTGCGGACGCTGTCGCCGGTAGGCATGCCTTGTTGGGCGTCAGAGGCGGCACTTACTCTTTGCTTGAGATCGCCGATGGCGGAGATGTCGCCCCAGTGCGAGCGGGTGACGTCGGGGACTTGGGCGATGAATACGCCGTCGCCTGGTTTGGAGCCAGGGAGTGTGCGGACGATGCCCCATGGGTTGCGGTCGATCAGGTCGGGGATGGAGACCTGACTTGGGTCGGCGAAGATGAGGTTGTTGAGGGCGGCTTGCACGTTGTCCACGCGGCTGCGCAGCAGCCAGGTGGATATATCGTGCAGGGGCATCAGCAAATCGTAGAGGGATTGGGAGTAGGTTTTATGGCTGTCGAAGTATAGGCCACCGATGACTGAGGGGAATTGTCGGCCATTGGGGGAGAGCTGGAAGCGGATGATGGCTTCTTCGTCGAGTACGGTCATGACGAGCCAGATTTGCTCGATTTGCGGGAGGTTGACTTCGTAGCCATTGAGGCGGACCCAGCACTCGTCGGTGACGCGCGCGGAGGAGAGGGCGAAGGCGTTGCGCGTGCTGTCGGCGCGGAGGGGTTCGTTGGGGTCTACGTTGAAGCCTTTGCCTTGTTCGCGGGCGAATTCGTGGTGGGGCCATGTGGCTGTGGTGCTGGTGTTGTGGAACAAGTTGCGGGATGTGAGGAGTTCTGGGTACTTGTTGATTTTAGGGTATTGGCCAGAGGCGACGAGGGCGTTGGTGGAGGTGTGGGAGACGAAGACGATATATTGCATGGCGTCCCAGTCGCCCCAGGTGACGCGTGGGTCAGGGAAACAGCGGCGCGGGTCGAAGTTGATGATGTCGTTGGTTTTCTTTTTTGGGTTCCAGATGACTTTTGTTGGGGCCATACCGTAGCGGATGCTGTCCTGGAGGAGCTGGGCGACGCGGGCTTCGCCTGCGGTGCGGCGCATGTGTTGGTGCAGGAGGCGCTCGAGGATGGCAGAGGCTTTGCGGGATTTACTGTTGAGGCCTTCGATTTGGAACATGGGGTTACGGCCAGCGAGGGCGGCCATGAGGTAGGTGAGGACGGTGTCGGCGATGGCGCGGGTGTCAGAGATGACAGCTTTTTCGCGGAAGCGGGTGGCGTCAGGGTCGACGTAGACGTCGTGGGCGCGATCGGCTTCGCGCCAGGCGGAATAACGACGTTCGATTTTGTCGTAGGACATGCGGCCGAGTGTGCGGACGTATTCGACGAGCTTGCGTTCGTCGTCCATGGAGAGGTCGTCGGATATGTCTTCGTAGGCCATCAGCTTGTTGATGTGCGGGGCCAGGTCGACGATGACGTAGTCCGAGAGCTTTTTGCTTGAGTTTCTATAGTCCATGGTTCTTTTTTAACCTTTCGGTGGGGTGTTGGTCGTCCTACTCGCCCCAGATGGAGAATTTCTTTGCGGAGTTTTTGGTGATGGGGGTGACGTTGCTGAATTGGTTGAAGAGGGAGGTGGACATTTCGAGCGGGGTGTTTATGGCATCAAAGGCTCCGACGGAGACGCGGGAGAGGGCGTCAAGGGCCATGGTGAGGGCGTCGACTTGGTCGTCGTGCTTGGAGTTTGGGAAGGCTTGGGTTTCGTTCAGGAATTCGTCGAGCCATGGGGCTGCGTCGGGGATGAAGACGCGGCCGCCTTCGATGAGCGGGGAGACGGAGTTGAGGCGGGAAACTTTGTCGCGGAGGGTTTTGACGGGTAGGACGGCGATGCCGCTTTCACGGCGGAGGTCCTGGATGAGTGATTGGCCAGAGGCTTTGTCCTCGATGTAGATGCCGCGCAGGCCTTTTCCACGCCAGAGGGAATTGATCATGAGCATGCGGCGCTTTAGGTCGGGGTATTGCAGGCGTTCACGGACGACGTCGAGGATGTAGATGTCGCCGGAGTGGGATAGGCCAGCGGTGATGAAGACTGAATAGTCGGATTGCTCGCCGTCTTTGAAGGCGGTGTCGACTGCGACGATGAGGGTGGCGAAGGTGGTTGGGAGCTCTTCTTTTGTGTAGATGCGCCACCAGGTAGATTTCAGGATGTTACCGCCCTTGGTGAAGGGCTCTTGCTGGAAGAGGGCGCTGAATTCGTGCGGGTCGAGGCGGCGCTGCTTTTCGAGGTATGAGAGGGGGAAGCGCTCGGGCCAGAGGGGTGTGTCGATTTCCTCGAAGACGTCGCGTTGTGCGCGGGGGAGTTTTGGCAGGTCGCCGACTGGAACCCACCTGGGGTCGTCGGGAGGGAGCATGTCGCGCGTCATTTTGATTTGGGAGGGTTTTTTACTTATGGCGGGCATGATGATGTGGTGCCAGTCGCCTTCTTTGTAGTCTTCGCCTTCCATGAGGCGGCCGCAGGGGTCGTCTTGGTGCCAGCGGGTCATGATGCCGATTTCGAGGGCGGGCGTGTTGTCGATTTCTGGCTCGAGACGTTTGACGAGGGCGGAGACGTAGTGCGACCAGGCGCGGTTGCGCTCGGTGGGGCTGTCTGCGGCGGCTCGGTTCTTGAGTAAGTCGTCCCAGATGAGGAGGTTTGCGGGGCGGCCAGAGGTGGAGCCGTCGAGGCCGCAGGCGAAATACTTGCCGCCAAGTGTGGTGCGCCAGTCGTTAGCGGCCTGGCTGTCTTTGGCGAGCTCGAATTTTGGGAAGATTTGTGAGACGGCCGGTTCTTGGGCCAGGTTACGGACGTCTTTGCCGATGGTGTTGGCCAGGTCGGCGCCGTAGGAGGAGGCCAGGATTTTGCGGGAGGGGCGGCGGGCCATGTAATAGACGGGGAAGGCCACGGAGAAGAGGAAGGTTTTGCCGTGGCGGACCGGCATGTTGACCATGAGCTTTTGTTTTCCGAGGGTACCCTTCTCGAAGGCGTCCAGGGTTTCCATGAGCTCCATGTGGAAGGGCGGGACCTTGAACTGGGGGAACATGACGGCCATGAATTTTGGGAAGGAGGTGGCGGCTTCCTGGAGTTCGAGGAGACGTTTGGCTGCCTGGGCGATCGAGATGTTATCCATTACGGCTCATTCTGTAAATCTTCGAATTGTTGTATAGCTTCTTCAGCGGGCAGATCGTCGGCTTCAGTGAACTCTGCATCCAGTATAGCGTCTTCCTTGTCATTTTCGACCCTTTCCGCACGCTTGGCTGCAGATACAATGGCTTCCAGCTCTGCGCGGGTCAATTGGTCGACTGTCCGGTTCTTGTGGATGTGCTCATTCATGGATGCGGACAGGTCTGGCAGGACCTTGTTGAGCATGATCTGGAAGAGTTTCACCTGCTGGTTGGTCCAGCGCAGGTTACCCAGGAGTACGCCACGTACGTTTGGCAGGTTCTCTTTAACGGTCTCGAGGACCCGCCCCCGTACCTTGTCGACCTCTTCGGCCGTGATTGCAGGGGTCTTCTGGGAGTATTTCTTGTGCGGCTTGTGGACTTTCAGCGACTTTGGCAGCTTTTTGTCCATATCATTTTCTGTAAACATTTTCACACCTCATTTGTTCTCCTAAGATACTATACTTGTTTTTAAAAATTTGCGTCGGCTAGAAGCACGTCGGTAACTGGGTAAGCGCGCGTGATTGGCGGCATGGGGGGCTACGCCCCCCACCTTGGCCAGCTTTTTTCGTAGAAAAAAGGGCGTCCCAACGTCTAAGTCTCTGATAATGAACAGTAGTTAGGTTCTAAATACGAACCCCAAAGGGGTTCAGAGGGATTAGATGGCAGATTGCTGGTTTGTCCAGCGATTTCAACGGGTTAGTGAGAAATTCTCACGCTCGTACGCCCATAGTTTCCGAAGGAAACTAGAGGGATTTCAAGGCGTTAGGAACGGGATTGTCCTGTTTCACGCAATTAACCAAGGAGAGAGCTATGACCAAAGCACAAACAAAAGCAGCACAAACCGCGTACACGGGCATGACCGTGAACGAGCTAATCGCACTCGCGAAGGCAGAGCCAGCGAAGCTGGCTTCCATTCAGGCACACGCCCGAGTGAAGCACGCTGACCTGACCGCACGCAGCGCGAACCCAGCGAAGCTGGCGGCATGGGCGTCCATCGTGGACGGCACGCTCACGGGTTGGCCGAAGGCCACACCGGCGAAGAAAGCCGTTGCGAAGCAGCCGAAGGCTGCCAAGGCCAACAAGGACGAGGTGCTGGCGCTGTTGCAAGCGCTCATCGCGTCGATGTAACCAACGCACAAGAACAAGGCGGGGCGAAAGCCCTGCCTTTTTTTGTGTCCAACACGTAGGGAGGATATACCCATGCCTAACACCGAACCAACTCACTTCGAACACTCTATCGACACGGACGCCGTACTCGACGCACTCGACGCGTACTGCGAGGAACTCTATGCACTCGCCGAAAAGGCCAGCTCACACAACACCACACCACAACTGGCCTACAACCACGCGCTGCAGAAAGCCCTGCGAATGCGCATGGATGTCACGAAGCTGCTACTCATCGACCTCAGGGTGGTTTAGCTACGCGAATTCTCCCCGAAGGGGAGAAGAGGGATTAATTGGGGTCAACCAACAACAAGGAGATTGATATGACACGCAAACACTTCAACTGGAACTACACGACAGCTCACGAACTGGGACGCTCGCGCCAGCACGACGACATGCTCGAAGAGCGTGAGTTCGTACACCAGCACTCGTCCAAGTCCAACCGCGAGTACAAGGAAGCCCTTCGCGCACGCCAACGTGCCAAGATGGACGCCCTTGGCCTCTTGCCCAACATCTACGCATAGTGACCAGCGCAAAGCACCGTGGCCAATGTGGTCGCGGTGCTTGACGGTGCTCATTGTGAACACTGATGCAAAAATGCACTTGCATTTCCAAATACTTGTGCGTATAACCAAGGAGACAGTTATGACTTACATAGACAACGACAAGAACATGCACGTACCAGCCTTCCTGCACCCGCGCTTCGGGAACGTCGTCAGCATCGAAACGCGCAAGCGTAACGAACTGACGTTCGCCGAGCATTGGGTCGTAGCCAATGGGTACTTCGACGCCGATAGCGCAACCGACGATGAGGTCATCGCGTATGTCCAGAAGCGTGACCTGCGCATGGCAATCGTAGAACCACACGATGCCGAAGCATGGGAAGACTTCAACGACTTCGCCCTCGCAGCTTAACCCAACACACACAAGGAGAACGACATGACCATCAAAGTATCCACGACCAAGCCAATGGGGCACAACCAACGCCAGTACGCTATCAACCGCATCGACACGTTGCGAAACGTGACTAGCGAGAGGATATGCCTCAAGTATCCAGTGCCGAAGCCGACCTATAACGACATCGTAAGGCTTGCAAAAGCTGGTAAACTGCCGCTCAAAAGAACCGCCGACATGAAGAGGGTATGCGAAGGTTATCGCGGCGATGTTCAAGTGACATTGAGCTACATCTTCGATGAGGATGCAATCGCTAAACTCTTTACCGAGACGCCAGCCTACAAGAAGGCGGCCAAGGGGTGCGATGAAGCCGTCAGGAAGTGGCACAAGGAATGCGACGACGCCAAGGACATGATTATGCTTGGCGATAGCGAGCTTGCCATGAAGACGTTGTGTGAACTCGAAGCGTACGAGGTGTAGCCATGGGTCTTGACCAATACGCTTTCATGTCTGCGATACACCCAGACGAATACGTCAGTGATGTGACACCTACGCAGGAGTTGTATTACTGGCGGAAGCATGCTGACTTGCATGGTTGGATGGAGAAGCTCTACAGAGAACGAGGAGGCACTGAGGTATTCAACTGCATCAAGCTGAACCTCACGCTCGAAGACCTTGACCGGCTCGAACGTGACATAGACGCTGGTGCACTTGAGAAAACCGAAGGCTTCTTCTTCGGCGAGAGTGGTGCAGATGACGCTGAACGCACCCGCGAGTTCATAACCAAGGCAAGGGTCGCCCTGCAAGGCGGCAACTTCGTCTGGTATGACAGCTGGTGGTAACAAAGGAGAACGACATGACAGACATATACAACGCGCTCTTGGCGGCAGGTAAAAGCCTAGCCAAGGGCGAACTGGCTGACCTAGTGGTCTGCCTTTCAGAGGAACTCAGGCGTGAGCCAGAGGGAGAACGCGCTCGCATCGTCAACGCAATCGCCGCTTTGCTGTACCCCACACCCCTCTTGGCTAGCGTTGCTAAGGTTGCCGTGACATCTGCGGGACGTAAGCCCAAGTCACCCCTCTTCATACGAGAGGTGCTTGAGTACGACCCGACCGTGTTCAACGGCTACAGCATATGCAAGGGTAGCTTCCTCAATGGCATTGCTTCCTACACCGGCAGCAACCTGCTGTGCTTTGGCACGCGTGGCACAGGCGACAAACTGCTGATGTTCGGCAAGAGGAAAGCTGGCATGAGGCACACGTTCGTGTACCCGTCAGGCTCTATAGGAACAATCGAGGACTTCGAGTGTGAAGCATCGCTGAACTCATGGAAGGAGGCGCATGCGTTCCTTGAGAGTAAGGGTGTACCACAAGGGAAGGCGATGCCCTTCGGAAAGGCTATAGCCAAATGAGTTATACCCAAGCCAAGGCGCGTCATTACCGTAAGCTGGCTAAGCTACGGGAGAGACGCAGGGAAGCAATGATGCTTGCCATGCACTACAAACAACAACGTGAAAGGAAAACGAAATGACCAACACATTACAAACACTGAGCCTCGAAATCTTCACCGCTATTGCCAACAAGCTGGCGATTGCCAACGTGGAGAATGTCGCCACCTACGACAGCGACATAACGATTGACGAAACCCTTGTCCTGACCGAGCTTGATAAGGTGTACAAGGCATCGCCAAACGCCAAGGACATGGACGCCATTGGTCTACCCATCATCCTCAAGACCTCGCCATCGTCTTTGCTTGACGGTGTACTCAAGGTGTATACCGCCATCGACCAATCGAAAATCAAATTAGCCGAGGAGAACTGCATGACTGACACAACGACTGCAACACCGGCAGAGCCTACCGCCAAACCTATCGTCCTCAAGGACGCGAGCATGTTGCCAGCACTCAACAGTATTATCGCTAGTGCTACGGGTGGCGACATCAAGGACATCAACGTGCTTATCGAGCGAGCCAATGAGGGCACATCGAAGGTGGTTTCCCTCGAAGCTGCACTCAAGGCGGCCAATACGCGGGCTGCACAGGCAGCTGCCGCATCTATCCCTAAGACCGGAACTGAAACCATCAACGGCGCTGAGTTGACGTATGAGGTGATCTACACCAACGCCAGCGACATCTTTACCACCACTGATGCGACAGGAAAGAAGCGCAAGAGTAAGCCGCTGGAGTTCCAGATACCAACACTCGTATGGAAGGACAAGGCTGGCGCCGTGGTGCAACACCCAGAAGTGCCCAACGTGGACGAGACGTACCAACTGCAACCCATGCAGTTGCTCAAGTTCCTGACCGCCTTCGCCAAGGGTCACAACACATGGCTGTATGGTCACACCGGCACAGGCAAGTCCACCTTCGTGGAACAAGTAGCCGCACGCATCGGCTTCCCTGTCTCACGTGTCAACCTTGACGGCTTCCTTGAGCGCTCTGACTTCGTGGGTAAGGTCGGACTGTTTGAGGAGGGTGGTGCTACAGTGTCACGCTACGAGGAGGGCATCCTGCCGAGAGCCATGGTACGCCCAGGCTTCCTGTTGATGGATGAAATCACCGGTGGCAAGGCCAACATCCTGTTCGTGGTGCAACGTGTCCTCGAACACATGGGTCTGATGCTTACAGAAGATGGTGGCCGCATCGTCAACTCACACCCCTTGTTCCGCTTCGTCGCAACTGACAACACGCGTGGCCAAGGTGATGAGTACGGTATCTATGGTGGTACGCACACCATGAACAACGCCCTGCTTGACCGCTTCCCTGTGTTCATTGAGTTCCAGTACCTCAAGAAGGACAGCGAGATGAAGCTGCTCAAAGACAAGCACCCTACGCTGGACGGTACGATGGCTGACCAGATGATTACGTTTGCCAACGAACTGCGTCAAGCCTTCACCCAAGGCGAGGTCTTCCAGCCCATCACACCACGTGGCCTGAACGTGCTGGCCGATACGTACCTGCACTTCAATGCCGTTGGTGTTACCAAGTCTGGCGAAGCCCTCAAGATGGCGCTCGAGATGGTGGTCTATGACAAGACGACGCGCGATACGGTGCAGAAGGTGAAGGAACTTGCTGACCGTTGCTTTAAGGTTAAAGACGTAGCATCTGTAGCGTAATGGGGGAAACCATGTTTAGTCACATCTTGAAGTTCTTGATCCGCAGACTGGGTCAAGACGACCTGATCGGCTCTATCTCTTACAGCGCCTGTCACCTGATAAGCAATATGCCTAAGCGGGATGGTAGTAACTGCGGTGGCTTTGCAATAGCCATCAATCTCAACAACAGGCCATACCGGCTCGTAGTTGCCCCGACCGAGACATTTGATGAGCTAATTGTGGCCATCAACGACATGAAGAACGACGAGGACAAGGACGCCGTCCAAGAGCGCGTCTTACACTAAGGAGAATGACATGATCGACGACATCAATTTCGACGACAAGACCAGTCTCAATGAGGAGGTCATCAGCGCACGTGAGTACGAAGAAGCCACGCGCACTGTCGTCCGCACCATCGGCAGACATGCCGAGTGCGACGTCGTGTTCGCTGGTGACGGCGCTTGTGTGGGTACAGACAAGAAGGGACAGCGCATTGTACAACTCCCTTCCAATCCACCGGACAAGGCCATGACCAAGCGCCAGTACTTCATCGGCCAAGGCTTTGCCAACCATGAGACGCTGCACAATCTATGCACCGACATCGCTGGTTGTGGCCCTCGCATCGAGGGTTACGTCAAACACAAGCAGCACTTCACACGGGCGCTCGCCAACTGCATCGAGGACATGCGCATCGAGCGTGCCGGTTGCGAGATGTACCCAGGCATGAGTACCAAGCTGGACGCGACAGCCCAGTTCGCCAGTGAGCACTACCTTGAGAGGCCAGAGGCCGAGCGCGCCGAGCTGGTCAAGGACTTCAAGAAGATCGGCCCACTCGCCTTGACGTGGGAGGGGCGCAAGCGCATGGGATACAAGTCGCCCGCTATCCAGCAATGTCTGGACACCCTACCAGCTGACGTGCTGGAGAAGGTGAAGAAATACATGGACGTCGCCGAGAAGATACCGACAGGTGTGACTGGCCTTGGCGAGATTGACCGTGATGTTAGCTTCAAGGCAAGCCACCACGTATGTGACGTGGCGGAAATGATTTGCGCTGAGGTGATGAGTGAACCTGATCCAGAAACGGAGGAAGAAGATGAAGAAGAAGGTGGCGATGGCACAGGCGATGGCGGTAAAGCAGGAGGAAAAAGCGGCAAAGGTGGTCGTGATGGCGGGGTTGGTGCTGGTGACAGCAGCGAATTTATTCCTGTTGACCCTGATATGCTTACTTGGGTAGCCCACGAACTAGAGGTAACGCGTGCCAATGGTGGCTACAACGTGAAGACGACAGCCCTTGACGTGTGGGTCAAACGCAATGACCATACGGAGGCGGCACGACATACCTTGCGCGATAGCACAAACCTGCGTGACTACCACAAAGCCTTCAAACTTATGACCGGCAAGCTGGCCGTCATGCGACGCAAGCTTGAGCGTGCACTTGTCGCCAAGATGGATACCGACTACCAATCAGGTCACAGCACAGGCAAGCTGGACGTGCGCGGCAAAGGCATTGAGATTATGCAACGCATGGACAACATCTACCGCAAGCGTGTCGGCGGCAAAGATGTGAGTGCCGCTGTCACCCTACTCATTGATGCCAGTGGTAGCATGCGCCACAATCGCATCGAGCTTGCACAACAATCGGCTATCGCTTTGGCAGAGGCTATCGCTCGAGTGGGTGTACCGCTTGAGGTGCTTGTGTTCAACACTCGCTACCCCAACGCTGACGAAGTGCCGCATATCACTGACCTTCAAGCGGCTGTTGATACAGCTATCGCCGCTATGAAGACAAAACCTGTGTTCGCACGACGTGAGCCTATCACCATGTATGAAGTCAAGGAGTTCGACGACAATATGAATACTGCACGCATGGGCCTTGGCGGTATCAACAAGATGGTGGCGTCTGCCAACGCTGACGGCGAGAGCCTTCTCAAGGCGTGGGATCGCCTCAAGAAACGCAAGGAGGAAAACAAAGTACTCATCGTACTGAGCGATGGCCTTCCGTCTTGTGGTTCTGACAACGAAGACCTGTTGCGTAAACATTTGCGTGACAGCATCAAGTTGATCGAGAAAGAAGGTGGCAAGTGCGTTGGCATCGGCATCCAGAGTACATGTGTCGAGGGTTACTACTCCAAGTGGGCTGTCGTCAACGAACTTAAGGACCTTGCTGGTGTGACCATCGACAACGTAGCCCGCATGTTGCTGGGTGAACGCTTCCAAGTGGACAACAGCAAACTGATTAATGGGGACGCCAATGCAGCGAGGAAGATCGCGGTCGGGTAAGAAGAAGCCCGTACCGAAGATACCGAGAGAGTGGTTCATGCTCGCGCCAGAGGAGGACTTAGGCTTCTGGTTGAGGGTCAGGGCCAAGGTAAAAAGCGGCGGCAAACGTCTGCGAGACATGGCCGCTGTTCAACGAATTGTAAGGAGATTGAAACATGACAAGTGATGAAGAACTTAAGGCATTGATACCAGACTTCACGACGATGCCTACCAATCTGGACGCCTACTTCAGCGGCGATGTTGGAGAGCTTAACGGCTCTATTATCGGATACCCAAGAAGGCTCATATACAAGGGGCAGTTTCTTGACGCTACACGCTTTAGCCACAACAACGCTGGTTGGGGTAAGTCGGCAGGGTGGACAGACGTACCGCCAGCAACGCGCCATGTAGTGCGTGGTTCAAACTTGATAGGCCTTGGCCTCAAGGCATCAACAGGCCCTGGGGATTTCCTTGGCTTGCCCGTCGGCAGTATCATCAAGGACATCCATGAAGAATGGTGGCGCCTGATCCACAAAGACGTTAGCAGTTCACGCATGACGTTGGCCAACTGCGCAGACCCTTCCAACATCTTTGACCGAGTGAACCCAAACCTTGGGATACGCCGGTGTCTGAAACGCTTCAACGGGTTTAGCCTGAGCCAGAAAAAATGGTCACCTCAAATCATCCTGCCGCAGGAGACAGCCCATGTGGAACTGGCCAAGAAGGTTATGGAGGGGTATGCCTTGCATGGGAATAGCCCCTCACTCTTGAAGGCATACATGAAGAGTATCAACTATATGTGGAATGGCGAGATGCCCGAGAACATATTAGCTGTTGCCCCATATGCGGAGAGCGACTGGGATGCGTTCGAGGGGTTATGCGAATGAAGCCAATGACAGGGGAGCTAGCGGCTAGATTACGCGAGGCGTATGAAGAGCTGAAGGCGTTGCTTGAGAGCGGTGATATCAACAACCCCGTTTGCAAGCAGCGCGGCCTCGAGATATGCGACATCATTTTAAAACACTATACAAAAGGAGAACAACATGAGTGACTTTGAAAAGAAAATCGGCGAGAGCCTTGTTGACGACATGCTTCCGCCGGATGAACGTCCAAAGAGAAGCACCAACAGGCGTGCCATGGATGGCATCAACCACGACAAGTACGACGATGCGTTCTGGCGTCGTGGCGGTGACGCCATCGACGACCTGTTCCCTGACACGAAGGGTACTGAACGCTTCGAGGAGGACCAGTGGCCGAAGACGAAGAAGCCTTTCGTACCAGCGAGGGCGCACCCCACGAAGTCGAGCTATCTTCGTGAGGAGTACGAAGGGCCAGGGGGGTATGCACGTAAGAAGCTGCGCGACGCAAGCGCGGACCATCCTCTGCTGTCTATGGGTGGTGACGTTATCATCCGTACTGAACTGCTGGAAACGATTGCTGTCACACTCAAGGACGAGGTGTTCGATATTCTGGAAGAGACCGACCTTGCCGTAACATCGACGGCGAGTAAGGAGTTGTGTGCATTTTTGCGACAATGGCTTCTTGACCACAATCACGGCTGGGATAAAATGGTCAAGAAGTACAAGCCTATCGAGGAGGAAAAATGAGCGACTGGAAACTAGACCTACAACAATACGCAGACAAACATTTTAACAAGACAGGAAACAAAACAATGACAAACCAAAGCAACGTATCGACCATCAAAGACCCCAACACAATCACCATTGGCGTAAAGGTAACTGCCAATGGCATGCGCATCACAGCCCCCAAGATATTCGCGGGGCGTCGTGCAACCTTCACCTACAACAAGGCATCAGGCAAAGCCTTCATCAAGTTTGATGATGAGGGGTGTGTGTTTTCTCCCAGCCCTGTCAGCAATCAAGCGATGCTTAGTTTCGGGTACAAACACCTCAAGCCACATATCCGCAAGCCATACGTCAGCGAGTTTAAAAACATGCAGGCAATGGTGTTTGGTGATTACCTCGTCATTGAGAACTTCGAATTCCCGCCAAAGGAAAAATCTTCTGCGCCCAAGGATGAGAAGGTGAGCAAGAAGATGGGTCGCGCGAATATCAGCAAGGTCGACGAGATCATCGCTGTCTCCGAGATCACCAGTCTGGTGCGTGAGCTGAACCGCAAGGGTAAGCGGCTTGGCATCGAGTGGGGCGTGGACAACGGCAACATTGTCGGCAACGTAACTGTTAAGAAGAGGATTTAACCATGGCACAGCTTGAAGAAAAAGACCTGAAACTGCATCCAGAGTATGGTGCTAACCCGAGCATGGGTGTGTGCTTCTGGTGTGGTGAAGACGATGGCCGCGTTCTTCTGCTGGGGTATAACGGAGGGGCGAAAGCCTCTCCGCGTACCATTGCTGGGTACGAGCCATGTGCGAAGTGCCGAGAGCGTTTCGCCACCGGTGTGCTGTTGATTGAGGCACGCAAGGGAAATCCATACTTCGATGGGCAAACGCCGATGGACAAGGACGCTGATGTGTACCCAAGCGGCACGACAGCTGTTGTGTCAGATGAGGAAGTGCGCAAGATCATCAACGAGCCAATGGTGAATGATGTGATTAGGGAACGACGCACGTTCGTTGACCATGAGGCTTGGACGAAGATGTTGAAGAAGGAGGAGGCTACGGATGAGAAGACTGGGACGACCGAAGAAACCGCCTAACATCGTCTATATCCAGCAACACAAAACCGTAGTCCCATTCACCGAAGCCGCCCAAGCGTACAGGCGTTTCAAACATATTGAGCGCAAGCTCAACCGCAACTTCGAGCGGTGCATACAGCGATGGGAGAACGCCTTCGCTGGGCTTTCGGTATGTGACATCAACCAGAGCGTCGTCGACGAGCATATCGCCAACCACATGAAGGGCCTACAGCCCAAC